CGCAGATGGGTGTGAGAATGACTGCTGCGGTGAAGAAGTTGGGATGCTCTAACTTAAAGACTTTCTTAGAAGACGATAAGTTACTGACATGTGACTATGACATTATATCAGAACTTACTACATTTGCTCAGCGTCACAATTCTTTCGAAGCAGAAGAAGGATGTAATGATGACTTAGCAATGTGTCTTGTTATCTTCTCTTGGTTGGTTGCACAAGACTACTTCAAGGAGATGACAAGCAATGATATTCGTAAAAGAATTTATGAGGAGCAGAAAAATCAAATTGAGCAAGATATGGCACCTTTTGGTTTTATCTTAGATGGTCTGGATGAAAGTACTTTTGTAGATACGGATGGGGATAGATGGCACACCGATGAATATGGTGATAGGTCCTACATGTGGGACTATTATTGATGGATTTTGACAAGCAAATAAATCTAGAGCACATACTCTTCTTTGAAAGAGAGTGTAGAGTTTGTGGTGAAACAAAGAATTTAATAGAAGATTTTTATTTAACAAGAAAGGGCAGGGGTGCATTACCTTCTGCCTATTCTTATGAGTGTAAGGAATGCACTAAGAAGAGAGTAGTAGAGAATAGAAAGAAAAATCCTCCCATAAGATGGGAATATCCCGATTGGTAGATATTCACGCACAGTTTCCCCATTCAAAGTAACCTTTTTAATAAATAATTTCAGATTAATCCTGGACGGAGACATAAAGATGCCACTAAATTTAGCATCTCCTGGAATTGTAGTTAGAGAAGTTGATTTAACCGTAGGTAGAGTTGATGCTACTAGCGGCGGTGTTGGTGCTCTCGTTGCCCCCTTTGCCAAGGGACCTGTAGACGTACCTGTGCTCGTTGGTAACGAAGCAGACCTTCTCGCAAACTTCGGAGAGCCCAGCAACACTGACAAGCACTATGAGCACTGGATGGTTGCAACATCCTACCTTGCTTATGGTGGAGACATGAGAGTTGTCAGAGCAGACGATGATGACCTCAAAAACGCATTTGTTGGTGCAGGTTCGACACCAAAAATTAAGAGCTTAGAGCATTACAACCAACTTGGTTATGATGAGAATACAATCACTGATGTAACCTTCGCCGCAAGAAATCCTGGTTCTTGGGCAAACGGTGTTAAGGTTGCTATCATTGACAGTCTGGCAGACCAGATTCTGGTTGGAGTTAGCACAAATGCAAGTCTTCCAGAAATTCAGGTTGGTTATGGTGTAACTCAAGCAATCTCAGCAACTGTCCCTGGTGCTGGCACAACGACTACTCTCGACGGTCACTTGAAAGGTGTAATTACTAATATCAGTGGCACCAATGTTTCAGTTAAGGTTTTGGCACATGTATCTGCTGCTGGCACTGTAACCGAAGTTGACTATCAACCATCTGGTGTTTATGCATTCTCTTCAACAGGAAGCGTAGCAATTCACACCACTGGTCAGACAACTGCAGTTGGAAGCACCTCATACACCTCTCAGCAAGATTGGTTTGACCAACAAACCATCTCTCTGACCAACTCAACAGTTTACTGGAATACTCTTGCAGATAGACCAGGAACTTCACAGTTTGCTGCTGGAAGAGACTCAAGATTCGATGAAATTCATGTTGTCGTTATCGATGACAATGGTAGCGTTAGCGGAAATGCTGGCACAGTCCTTGAGAAGCACCTTTCACTTTCGAAAGCAAAAGATGCTGAGTATTCGGTAGGAAGCACCGCATACTGGAGAAAGTATATTGCAAACAACTCCCAATATGTATTTGGTGGTAGTGCTCCTGCTGGTATTACAACCACTGGATTCAGTGCAGATTTTACTCTCGAATCTGATACTGGTTGGGACCAAAATACTCAGGGAATCACCTTCGGTGCTGCTGGTTCTAGCACATTAACCCTTGGTGGTGGCACAAACTACGATGGTGGAACAGACCTCACTTCAAGTGGTGCTCTAACCTCAACCCTCGCAAAACTTTCCTCTGGATACGGTCTGTTTGAAAATACAGACAACTATGACATCGACTTCCTTCTGATGGGGTCAGCAAATTATTCCAAGGAAACTGCACAAGCACTTGCAAACAAACTGATTGCAGTTGCTGAAGAGAGACAAGACGCTCTCGCATTCATCTCACCATACAGACTTGCATTCCTGAATGACAGTGCTGTTGGATCGGTAACAGTCAACTCTGACTCAGACATCACCGACAATCTCATCAGTTTCTATGCACCAATCACTTCATCGACTTATGCGGTCTTTGATAGTGGTTACAAGTACATGTATGACAGATTCAGCGATACCTTCCGTTATGTCCCACTGAATGGTGATGTTGCTGGCACATGTGCAAGAAACGACCTCAACAACTTCCCATGGTTCTCACCTGCAGGAACTAATAGAGGTGCAATCCTCAATGCTGTCAAACTTGCTTACAACCCAAGCAAGTCTCAAAGAGACAGATTATATTCTAACAGAATCAATCCAGTAGTATTCTCCCCTGGAGATGGAATTATCCTCTTCGGTGATAAGACTGGATACGGTAAGGCATCGGCATTCGACAGAATCAATGTCCGTCGTCTCTTCATCTACCTTGAGAAAGCAGTTTCTGCTGCTGCAAAAGACCAACTCTTCGAATTCAACGACGAAATTACAAGAACTAACTTTGTCAACATCATTGAGCCTTTCCTCCGTGATGTCCAAGCGAAGAGAGGAATCTTTGATTATGTTGTAATTTGTGATGAGACAAATAACACCGCTGCTGTCATTGACAACAACGAGTTTGTCGCTGACATCTTTGTAAAACCAAACAGATCAATTAACTTCATCGGTCTGACCTTCGTAGCCACCAGAACTGGCGTTTCTTTTGAAGAAGTAATCGGCAACGTTTAATTATTAATCAAACTTAGAGGTATCTAAAAATGGCAACTAGAAATCAACTTAATCCACCCCCACTAAGAAAGATTACTGACTTCAAGAGTAAACTGACTGGTGGCGGTGCTCGCTCTAATCTTTTTGAAGTTGAGCTTTCATTCCCCTCATTGGTAAATGTTGATGGTCTGAATGATATTCTTCAGAAGGCAAGATTCTTAGTCAAGGCAGCAAACCTGCCTGCTTCAAATATTGCTCAAATTGAAGTTCCTTTCAGAGGAAGAACACTCAAGGTTGCTGGAGACAGAAGCTTTGACACTTGGACAATCACCATTATCAATGACACCGACTTTGCTATTCGCTCCGCTTTCGAAAAGTGGATGAATACAATCAACCGTGTTTCTGATAACACTGGTTTGACTAACCCTGCAGATTATCAAGCAGATGCTTATGTTTATCAGCTTGACCGCAATGGTGACACCCTGAGAAAGTATCACTTCTACGATATTTTCCCAACTCAGGTTGCTCCAATCGAACTTTCATACGACGCTCAAGGTATTCAAGAGTTTACCGTTGAGTTGCAAGTTCTCTGGTGGGAAGCAATCAAGGGTAGTGGTGCCAATGCGGGCGGCGAAGACATCAACTAAATAGTCCATAATAAGTAGATAGTTTATACGATGGCAAAACTTTTTGGTTTTTCTATTGATGATGGTCAGAATAAATCACCTTCGGTAATGTCCCCCGTTCCTCAGAATAATGAGGACGGGGTTGATAATTATATTGCTAGTGGTTTTTATGGTCACTATGTCGATATCGAAGGTGTTTTCCGCACTGAGCATGATTTAATCAAACGATATCGTGAGATGGCACTTCACCCCGAGTGTGATGGTGCCATTGAAGATGTTGTGAATGAAGCCATCGTTAGTGACCTTTATGATTCTCCTGTTGAGATTGAATTGTCCAATCTCAATGCTAGTGATAGACTGAAGAAAATCATTAGAGAAGAATTTAAATATCTTAAAGAAATTTTAGATTTCGATAGAAAAGCACACGAAATCTTTAGAAACTGGTATGTTGACGGTAGACTTTACTATCTGAAAGTCATTGATGTCAAGAATCCTCAGGCAGGAATCCAAGACCTGAGATATATTGACCCAATGAAGATGAAGTATATTCGTCAGGAAAAAAAGAAAGACCCAAAGAGAAATCTTGCACTTCCTCCTATTCAAAAAGGTGCAGAACTTCCATCTTTAGAGCCTGACATCGAAGAGTATTTTGTTTATACTCCAAAAGCAAATCATGGCAACAACACTTATAGCGGTGGGACTGGCAAGAAAGATTCTGTAAAAATTGCAAAAGATTCCGTAACTTATTGCAGCTCGGGACTGGTTGATAGAAACAAAGGCACAGTATTGTCTTATATGCATAAGGCAATCAAAGCACTCAATCAACTCAGAATGATTGAGGACTCTCTGGTTATCTATCGTTTGTCCAGAGCACCTGAGCGTCGTATTTTCTATATTGACGTTGGTAACCTTCCTAAGGTAAAGGCAGAGCAATACCTCAAAGAGGTTATGTCTCGCTACAGAAATAAACTTGCTTATGATGCAAATACGGGCGAAGTTCGTGATGACCGCAAGTTTATGTCCATGATGGAAGACTTCTGGTTACCCAGAAGAGAAGGTGGTCGTGGCACAGAAATCACCACACTTCCTGGTGGACAAAACTTAGGTGAGCTTTCTGATATTGAATATTTCCAAAAGAAACTCTACAGAGCACTTGGAGTTCCTGAGTCAAGAATTGCTGCCGATGGTGGTTTCAACCTTGGTCGTTCTTCTGAGATTCTGAGAGACGAACTTAAGTTTGCCAAGTTTGTCGGTCGTCTGAGAAAGAGATTCTCCCAGATGTTTAACGACATGCTGAGAACTCAATTGATTCTCAAGAATATCGTAACTCCCGAAGATTGGGAGATTATGTCTGATCATATTCAGTATGACTTCCTCTATGACAACCAGTTTGCAGAATTAAAGGAATCTGAGTTACTTCAGAGCAGACTTGGAAATCTTGCAACTATCGAACCTTACATTGGTAAGTATTATTCTACTGAGTATGTAAGAAAGAAAGTATTGCGTCAAACTGACTCAGAAATCATTGAGATTGATGAGCAGATTGAAGATGAAATTAATAAAGGTATTATCCCAGCTCCTGGAAGTGTAGATCCAATTACGGGAGAACCATTACCTGGTGGTGAAATGGGAGGAGACCCAATGGCAATGGGTGATGATGGAATGGGAATGGGTGAAGTTCCTATGGAACCAGACATGGGACAAGATGCAGCATCTGCTGATGCTCAGATGCAAAAAGACACCAAAAAGGCAGAAATATAAATATAGAATATATACACTATAAATTTCATGGATAACATTATCGATTTGATTGCGACTGACGCAAAACCTTCTGAAGTATCTGACGCTATCAAAGCATCTCTATTTGCAAAAGCTGCAGAAAGAGTTGATGCTGCTAGACCAATTGTAGCAGCAGACTTGTTTGATAATGTAGGATATGAAGAACCAGAAGAAGGTGAGAGTGAAGTTGACCAAGAATCACAAGAGGAAGAATAATGGCAAGAACTTTACTTTTGGCAGATGAAGTTACAGTACCAGGTAGTACTGGTGCCGCAACTAGTTTTACTAGTGCAACTGTCGTTCGCTTAGTAAATAATAATAGCAGTGCTGCTGTTGTATCTGTTGTTCAGACACAAGGTGGTACTGGAGTTGGCACGTTTACGATGCCAGGCAATACAGTTGAGTATCTAGAAAAGCAAGCATCATATTGCGTTTTCGCAACAGGTGGTAATGTTTTAGGTGCAAAAGTAGGATTTACTGGATAAACAAATGAAACTTATCACAGAAGAAATTAACAAGGTAGAATTTATTACCGAAGGAAAAGGTGCTTCTAAGAAGTGCTACATTCAAGGTATTTTCTTGCAAGCAGAGCAAGTCAATCGTAACGGTAGAATGTATCCCATGTCAATCATGGAGAAAGAAGTCAACCGTTACAATGAGAGTTTCGTCCTGAAAGGGCGTGCTCTTGGTGAACTTGGTCACCCTGATGGTCCTACTGTAAATCTTGACAGAGTTTCTCACAAGATTTGTGACCTTCATAGAGAAGGAAATAACTTTGTAGGTAAGGCACAACTCCTTTCTACTCCTATGGGTAAAATCGCTTCTTCTCTTATTAGTGAAGGAGTTACCCTTGGCGTTTCTTCTCGTGGTGTTGGTTCACTCAGAATGACCAATGAGGGTCATAAAGTTGTCGGTGAAGATTTCATGTTAGCAACTGCTGCTGATATCGTTGCCGATCCTTCTGCTCCTGATGCTTTTGTTTCAGGAATCATGGAAGGAAAAGAGTGGGTTTGGGAAGGAGGAATCCTTCGTGAGCAACTCGCAGAAAAGACTCAGAAGAGAATTAACACTCTCGTTGACCAAAGAAGACTTGAAGAGCATAAGTTGGAATTATTCCAAAATTTCCTCTCAAATCTTTAATTTATAAATAAATATAGATTATAACAAGTAATCAGAAAAACAAATGTCCGTTGGTAGCAATTTACAAGAAATGGAAAACGTAGTAACCAAAGGGGCTGCTCCTGCTG